GAAAAGGAGAACGTCTGATCAAGCGCCTGCGTCGTGTACTTGTTTATCGGCGCCTGGGTCGGCCCCTTGTAGGGCTTCCCGCTGCCGCCATAATACAGCCGCGCGGCGTTGGCTTGGACGTTATCGACGTTCGCCCAGCCATAGGGCATCTGCGTCTGTAGGTTAGAGGCCAACTAGTTTAACTCCCCGGAGGCGTGGCATAGACGTATCTGTACGTCCGCGCGTCTGCGCTGTTTGTGTGATGAACCGTGAACTGATCCTTGGCGGCATCAATCCATTGGATGTCTGTGGTCTGATCCGCCAACGCAGAAGCCGCCATCCACTGAATGACGGAGGTGGACGACACGCCGCGGCGAAGGACGACCGTGCTTGTCTCGCCCGGGTCCAGGTCGAACGTGCCGGCCGTGTTGGTGGCGCCCTGGTAGAGACGCGAGATTTCGCGGTCCACCTTACCTGTCCCCGTCCAGTTGCTCAGTCGTGGAGAGCGCCTGTAGGAACTCCCAGGACGCGTCAGCGGGGATGGTCAACTCAAACTGATGTATCCGGCCGCCCGTGCGGATATCCCGATAGACGCCGGTAATGGACGAGCGCGTAAACGGACCCTTGACGGTTTCCGTATCGCCCTCGTGTTCGGCCCGCGTGATCCGTAGCGTCGGGTCGGCGTCACCCAGGACGCCCACGACGAACGCCTCCTTGACGAGCGTCCGCGCCCCCGGGGCAAGCTGCATCTTCGGCGTCTGGAATGTCGCCTCAAGCGCGTTGCCCGTCAGAAAGCACAGGATGCCGTTGACCGACACGCCGCCGATTGTGGGCCGCCCGCCCATGAACTGCCGGCTGTCCAGGCTGACCGGCATGTCGTCAATGTTGGGGTACAGGGCGCCAACCTGCTCAAGCGTCAGGCCGGCGGACACGATCTGGCACCAGAACGCAACGTCCTGCTCGCCGTAGAAAAAGCGCCCCCGCTGAATGTCGAAGCCCAGGAAGGCGTCGTATGCGTTGTTCGCTTCCGCGGTGTGAAAGGCGAAGATGACCCGCGGCGAGTACGGGTCCTTGACGGCCAGCACTTCGTTGATGCGGGTCGTATCGATGCTGTCGAGGAACCACTTGTTGACACGGCCCTCACCTAGCTTCAGGTTCTGCCCCTCAGCCGTCATGGCGTAAATGCCGTCTTCGGCCACGTAGAGGGCGCCGATATCGGTCCCCACGGCGCCGTAGCCCCATACCGCGCCCTGCACGTCCTTGATGGACGCCAGAGTCCACGGGCGCTCGAAACCTCTATTCAGGACAAGGCGCTTGGCCTCGCCGCCGGTCTGTAGGATCAGCCCATCAGTGCCGAGAAGCGGGGGGGATGCGAACGTGCCGCCCGACTCCGCGAAGAACTCGTCACAGGTGCCGGTCCCGAGGGTCCAGCCCTCCACATCATCGAAGTCGTTGACGACCATCCGCGTGCGGTCGGTCGCGTCCATGAGAAAGATGTAGTTCTCGATAGCCGCGCCGGCCCATGCGATGGGCGGGGACCCGCCGAGGTCGTCAAAGTCCGTGCCCGATTCGATGTCTATAACCTGGGGCTCATCCGCCCCGTTGAGGGCGAACAGGCTAGTCCGCCAGCGGAAGAAGAACCACTTGTTGCCGGCGGTCGTGGCGTAAGGGTCGGCGGCACGGGATACGATTTCCCACTCACCGGCAAGCAGTTCGTAGAGGTCCGTCGTGCCGCCCGCGAAGATGCGGAACGAACCGCTGCTCTTGGTGACGAAGCAGGCACCCAGGCAGTTTTCAGGTAGTACGTCGGAGCCGAGTTCCTGAATGCCCGGCATGGGACCCCAGCCCGCGTCATTGGGGAGCGCGTTGCGGGCGACCTTTAGGACTTGAGCATCAATGGCCGCCGCGTCAGGCCGCCACTCACCGAACGGGACTTGGGCCATTTACGACCACGCCTTAATCCGGCCCGTGGCCTTCAGCTTCGATGTCTTGGCGCGCAGGGCGTCCGCATAGCCCTTCGCCATGCCGACGCTTATGCTGGCGTCCTCGACGTTACGGCGGACGCTCGCGTAAAGGATGGCTTTCGCATCCTCCCGGATCATGTCCTCGCCGTCCGTTGTCCAAATGTTGGTATCGCTGTCCGCGCTCAGTTCCGCGACCTTGAAATGGCCGTGAATGCGGATCGTGTAAACGTCGTTGGGGGTCGGGTAAAGCTGTAGCTCATCGCCGTACCACGCCCAGCCCCAGGGGCGGCCCGTCTGACCCGTGGCCGAGGAGCACGCCATCGCCATGGGCGAGTAGCGCTCTAGTTCCTCGTACCGGGTCCCGATCAGGACTTCCACCAAATCGATGGCGATAAATTCAGTGGACGGCGTATAGGTATCGTCGTCCGCTACCGTGACGAACGTGAAGTCACGGGATTCGTTGAAGTGGAATCGCTCAACCTCTCTTACGCGGATTGCGCTTTTTACGGCTTTTGCGATCTGGCCGCCGGATAGCAGGTTGCTCGCATCCATCTCGTCCGATATCTGCGTCTGCATCTGTAGGAACGTGCTCAATGGTCTTCACTTCCTCTGGCGGCGGCGGTAGGTTGTGTACGGGCGGCAGAAGCCCCGCCGCCCGCATTGCTAGGATTTGTCTGCGTCTCACAGGTCGTTGTCTGGGATGTACGCGATGACGATTTCGCCCGTGCCCGCCGAAGCGGAGGCGGTCGCGACAACCGCGGCCTGGACGATGGTGTCAACGGTAACGAGGTTGGTAACAGCCTCATCCAGCGGCACGAAGGCGATGGTCGCCAGCGAGCCAACGGTCATCCACAGGTTGGTGCCCGAATCCGTCGAAGGACCGATGTCAAGCGTGTTGGTCGCATTGCCGTTGAAGGCAACGTTAACCGCAACGCCCGAAATCGGCTTCACCAGAAGCGAGCCGGCCGGGATGATGCCAACGGTGACGGTCGTGCCGCCATCGGTGTACGCGATAGACTTACGCAGATAGTGAATCTGCTGAGTGTGAAACTGGCGCGCGACGGTGCCAGCTGTTCCGGTAGCCATCTCTATGTCTCCTCTCGATTACGTGTGAGCGACGGCATAGGTGGAGATGACGATGTTGCCGAAATCCACGGAGTTGAAGATGGTCTTCTTCAAGCCCCAGAGGCTCTGGGCAGACACGCCAAGCTCGCGGCGATAGTCGAACCACTCCTCTTCCCACGCGAACGAATCCGCAGAGGAATCGGGGCCGAACGCCATCATCGCAGCCTGTGCGCCCATGAACGGGGCACGACGAACCGTCGTAACGGCCGCACCCGTGGACGAGTGAACGCCCTGGGTCACGTCGTAGGACGAGCGGATAATCACGCCATTGTACTCGCCAAGAGCGCCCGTGTAGATCGGGTTCTTGGAAACCTTGCCGCCCTGTAGAGCCGCCTTCTGGATGTCGAACCAGTTGCCGGCCGTCGAGGCGTCCGTGCGAAGGTCAGTCACCTGATACGGATGCAGGTAGACAACGTACTTCTCTTCACCGTCGATCATGAGAGGACGGATCGGAACGTCGGCAGTCTGAGCCAGCTCTTTTGCGTAATCGAGCATGGTCAGGCGCATCAGGTCGCCCGTCGAATCAAGGTTCTCGTCAACGGTCGTGCCGGACTCGGAGAACACGCGACGCGTGGCCGAGGGAGCAACGACAGCATTGAGGCCGGTGTAGAGGAGGCCGCCAGTGGTGGACTCGGTGTTGGCCGGCGTGTAACCGCAGACCTGATTGAAGAACGACACCGACATGCGCTTGGCGTACCAATCGCGAAGGCCGTCCTTGGCTTCCGTCCGCAGATTGAACTCAACGCGCTTGGCGTCGATGCTGCGGTTCGGGTTACGCATACGGACAGCGTGCGCCATCTCATCGATGACGAACGAATCGGCGTAGGTCGTCAGCGCCTCTTCGTTACCTTCCAGCGAGCCGACAGAGCTAACGCCCTTACCGGTAAGCTGGGTACGCAGGCCGACAGTGATCTTATCGCCCGAGCCCTTTTCAAGGTCGGTCTTACGGTGAATGATGCTATCAGACGAAGTTCCGATGAGGGGCGCAATCGGGGTTGCCTTCAGCGCCTCAACAAAGAGCTTCTTCGCCCAAAGCTGCACCGTGAGCGCGTCAGAGCGCCCATAGGTGGTAACAGCCATCTGGGATTTACCTCATAAGAGATTGAAGAAAAAAGGGGTTGAGTTGCCGCGTGACGCCGCGTGCTGTGCGAAGAACCGATTGCGCCCGGTTCGGGCTGCGTTTACGGACGCCTCCGAAGCGGAATTAACCCTCCGCGGGGTTCAGGCCAGTACGAAGGTCAGGCGCCCAGGAGCTTCATCACTTCCGGGGTGTTCATGACCTTCGCAAACTCTTCTTCGGACATCCGGGCCAGACGCAGGCCATTCATGGCGTCAGGCTTCGGTGCCGAGCCGCCGCCCGAAAGCGTGCGGGATTTCGATGCCGCCTCTGCGGTGCGCGCGATGCGTTCCGCCGGGCTCTCGTTGGCGGGCTGTTCGACCGCCTCTTCGGCCTTCGCTTCAACACGCTTGTAACCGCGCGCCTTGGCAAGGGCGTAGGCAACTTCTGCCGGGCTCTGCCGGCGGGTGAGAGCGCTGTGTGCGAGGTTTAGTTCCTCGCCCGTGATGAACTCAATGGCCTGCGCGCGGTCCATGCCGGCGCCCCACTTCAGTTCCTCAATGCGGCTCTCGCGGAGGTAAGCCAGCGCGTCGTTGTAATCCGGCTGCTTCTCCGAGAATGTGCGCTCGTGTTCCGACGCCGCCCGGATAACCCGCTGGCGCGTAACCTCCTGGTCCTCGCGCTCCTTGCGCTGCTTGTTCTCTTCCCGAAGCTCCTCAAGAGACTTCTGGGTATCCTCGACGGCGCCGAAGATATCATCGTCCGGCTTGCGGAAGACGGGTGCCGGCGGCTCTTCCTGCTTGGGCTCAGGCTGGGCCACATGCGCCGGGTTCAGCCGGGATAGAAGATCGTCAAGGCGCTTGATCGTGACGCTTTCCCGCTCTTCGGCGGCCTTGCGCTTTTCGATCTCCTTGTGGAGCTTCCGATGCGGCACAAACCCCGGCTTCTGCGGGCTCTCTGCGGCATCGTCATCGTCATCGTCAGTCTCTACCGCCGGCTCAGCCGCAACGGGCTCTACGGGCTCCGCAGGGGCCTCTTCGGGCTCATCTCGCGGCGCGAGGGCTTCAGATTCCATCGCCTTGAATGCGGTATCGTCGGCTTCCGACCAATCGGAGGTCGTGACCGGGCTTACATTTTCCGTTTCTGACATACATCACCATTGCGAGACTACAGCGCTCGCGTGCGAAGCAGGACTAAGGTGCCCGCGTCCCCATCCCCGAGGGAATGCCTAGTAATTCAGAATGCCGTAGAGCGTGTCGGCGTTAGCGACCGAGAGCCCCGCGCCGGCAACGAACATGGCCGCCGTACAGCCCGAGTACGCCGAGTTGTAGTACCCAATCCGGTAAGCGTCGTCAGCCTCGCCCGTAGAGGCCGCGGAACCGGAACCCGTAATGACGACCGCGCCGCCGTTCTTGCGGAAGAACAGGGTCGTGGAACCCGTGCGCCCGGCCATGTAGAAGCCTGCGCCTGTGTTGACGCCGCCCGTGGTGACGTTCTGGTTCGACGCGCAACCGGACGCGCCGCCGGGGGTGTGCGGGTAGACAAGGCACCTCGCCGCCGGGCCGAGTGCCCCGGCGTGCGGGTTGCTGGACGCGCTAGTCGTCTTGAAGTGGACGCCGTGAAAGATGCTGTTCTGGCTCGCAAGGGCCGAGCCGGACGGGTTCCAGTTCGTATCGATGAACTGGGTTGAGCCGTTCAGGGTGTAGCCCGTGGAGCCCAGCGGCGGGGCGCCGGTCAGGCCCGCCGTGTAGCTCGTGCCCTTCCAGTTCAGAAGGCTGATGCGATAGTCCTGGATAACCTCAAGCAAGGTCCACAGCCCGGCTGACTTGAGGGCCGCAACCTGCGTGTCAAGGCGCTCCTTTTCGACCGTCGTAAGATCGCCCACGCGGGCCGAGAAGGCCGCCGCGTCTGCGTCTGCGAATACATAGGTTTCGAGGACCGTCGCGGTGAAGGTCTGATCGGTCGTGTTCCCAACAGAGTCTGTGGCGCGAACAACCACCTGCTTAACGTCGGCCCCGGTGCCCGTGTAAACGCCCACGGCGTTGCCAACGAAGCGCAGAACCGGCGACTGTTGATTGTGCCGCACAATATCGAAATTGGCGTCGTAGTACGCGCCCGGGTTCCCGGTGAGGTACGAGCCGCTCACAATTTCCCATGTGACGTTCTCGTTCGCCGTCAGGGAGTGCGCCAGCGTGCTGCCCTGAATGACACTCTTGCTGTTGGCGCTTGTAATGGTCGGGCCGGTAACGTCCGACGAAAGCCCGAACAGAATGCGGGAGGAACTGTTGGAACTATCGTAGGTGTTCGTCGGGCTGCTCGTGGACATCGCGGTGACGGCGAAGGCCGCCGATTCGTTGATGCACTTCCCGTCGATAAACCGGCTCACTTGGTTCCAGTTTTGGAGGTAGATGACACCCGGGTTATACATCCGGTGCCGGAACCAACTGACGCGAGACAGCCCGTCCTGGCCCTGGTGGAAGACCTGTTGCGCGGTCGGGGAGCCCGGCGGGTAGTACGAGAAATTATCCTCGGCCACCAAGACT